AACCAGCCTCGGTGATGAGTCCTTGCTGTCCAATCACGGCATGGGTGAGCGCACCTTGAGCCGCACTGTCCCTGAGAATGTCGAGCGCCGAGCCTGATTCCGCAAAACCCGCTCCCGCGACCTGAGCCTCGACACCGCCGCGCGCGCTCATAGCCTCGCGTTGCTGCTGGGCTTCCTTGATCGTGGTGGAAGTTTCGGTGAATGCCTCGTTTTGCAGGGCGAGATCGGCCGCCAGCCCGTAGTTCTTGGCCTCGGCAAAATCGTATTGCGCCTTTGACTTGTCGCCTTCAGCCGCGAACAAGTCTGAGGCAGCACCGCCGAAGTCGGAGAAGGTCGTATTTGATATCCCACCGCCCTGACCGAATAGGCCGCTTTTGCTATTGCCAGAAAGCGTGAAATCAATCTGGGCCATGCTATTGGTCCTGACTTGCGAGATTAGAGCCGACGATCACCACATTCGCCGGGAACGGCCGCGCCACGCGCCATGCTGGTGTGCCGCTCTCATAATCGTAATTATCATCCATAGGATTGGCGACGACGCCGGTGAAGGTCGTCAGCGGAGCGATGTTGGTGTTCTTGTCTCCCTTGGTGAAGCGGATCGGGCGCAACTTGGTGAAATCGCCACCGATGGAAAGACCGAGCGTATTGACCAGTTTTAGGCCCCAGCGATGGCCGCGCTTGAGCTTGGCGAAGGCCGGCCCGTTGCGCGCGCCGGTCTCGGCCTGCGTCATCGGAGTGACGATCTGACCATCGCTGTTATAGGTGAAGCCAACGATGAGTTGCCCGGCAGCTGCTGCCGCCGTGGCCTGCGCCTGCGTGAACAGGCCGCGACCGGGACCGGCTGATATGCTGTCGCCATAGGGCACGGTGATCGCGCCGCCCGTCACGGTGAAATCCGAATACGTCCTGCCCTCGCCGGTGTCGCCGCAATCGAGACCGGCCGAAAACACCTGCACCACCTTGCCGTCCTGATAGGGCAGCCCGGACAGCACAACGCTGGTTGCCCCGAACGCCGCTGTCGGCAGTACCGCATCGTCGAGAAACCACGAGGCCGCGAGCGGTGTCAGCTCGTCCTGGACGTCGGTCAGGATTTCGACGTGGCGCGTTCCGGTTGCGGGATCGTTGGTAACCATGGTCAGCGCGTCGAGATTGCCGCCAACCGATGCGCCGGCGCAGATGCTCTCCACCACGCGGCCCGAACCAAGCGTGTGACCGTGCCAGCCGTAGAACGTGGGCGGCTGCGATGAGGCCAGCGAATCCCGCTTGTAGGTAATGCCGAACCATGAGCCGTCGTTGCAGCGGCCCCAGATGATCGGGGTGACGGCTGAGGTATAGGCGAGCTCGGCCACACCAGCGCGAGTGAAGTGTGAGGCCTTGTCGGCCAGGTTGGGTGCGGAGAACTTGCCCGAGAACACGTCGGGAAAATATTCCAGCAGCTTCCGTGCGAAGCGCTGCACGAACACCAGCGTGTGCTCGGTGTCGATGGGCTCGATATTCGTTGAACCGTGGTTGGTGACGTTGCGCGCGGTGATGTTGAGCGGCGAAATCGGGCCTGCGGTCGGCGCCTGGATCAGCCATTCGCCTGGCTGTGTTCCGACCTTGATGCCCTGCAAGTCCGGCCGCATCCACAGGACCGGGTTTGAGCTGCGGGAATTGAAAGTGTAGGAGATCGCGTGGGCTGCCGTGACAGCGCCATATTGATCGGTCGGAGCAAAGTTGATCGTGCCGCCCACGATGCCGTTGGCATAGCAAGCATCGATGCGATTATCGACCGCGCCTCCGACCCAGATACGGCCGTCATTGTAAACGCCGCAGATCGGATATCCTGTGGTGGCTGAGAAAACGCCGAGCCGCCATGTGATGATCGGATTGGTGTAGAGCAGCGGCGCCCCGAGGATTTCGACATTGACGCCTGCGCCAGTGCCGGTCCCTGTCGGAGAAAAGAACGATACCTGCCCGATGATATTGGTGAAGGTATAGGCCGAATAAAGCACCGTGCCGCCGAAGGTCGCGACCGTAACTTGCTCGATCCAGACATAGGCCCATGTCGTCACCTGATCATTGGAGATGATGTTGGTGGTCGAGGCGGAATTATTGTTGAAGGCGCCCGACGTGCCGAGCAGCGTTCCATCCGATGACGATGATGGCGCGCTGGCCTTGCCACGCAAGTTGAAGGTGATGCTAAAGGCATCGGTGGACGAGACCCCACCGCCGAATGATTGGGTCACGCTGCCTGAAGCAAAGCCAAAATCGCTCGACGGATAAACCGTGGCATGCTGAATTGCCTGATTGGATGCCCCGGAATAATTCTTGCCGACATAGCTTGTGACTGTGATCTGCGAGCTCGGTAAAAATGATCCCGTCCCTGAGGATGCAAGTTCTGCCGAGGATGCCGCCGCTTGCGAAAAAACTCCGTTGAATGCCCCCGCCAGCCCGCCGCCTCCGGTCATGGTGCCGATATTGAGCGAGCCCGCCAGCGCGCGATTGATCACGTTGGATAGCGAGACGATCTTGCCCCATGTCCAGATTGCCGCGCCGGAGGGGATGATCTGCCAATTGGTCAGGTCGGAACCCGGCGCATGGCCAACGTTGGCTGCAGTGAGCGACTGCCAGTAGGTCGAGGCGCCGGGAATTCCGCTCGGATTATAGGAGACGGTGTTGCCGATCGCGTAGCTCGTTCCGTTCGCCCACGCTGCAGGCTCCGAAAACAACCGCATCAGGCGGCCGATATCGGTGCCGAGAAAGCCCTGTCCATTATTGATGGCCGTCGATGCGCTGGTCGTCGCCCAATCGGCCGGGCTTGAGGCCGGAGTGTTGTTGACGTTCTGGTCAACCAGAGAAATATAGTTGACGCCGGATGAGGTGACGATCGCCCCCACCGGATAGGCCGTGGTCGAACTGTAGAGAGGAAAGGAAAGATCGATCGAGATCACCCCGGACTTCGCGCCCGGCGTAGCCTCGACGCCATCGGTGAAGGGATCGAGATAAGGACCATCGTTGAAAACGGCCGGGTTGAGCGTGAAGGTGTTTCCGGCCGTGTTGACCAATGCCTGCGGCGCCACGACCGGGTTGAGCAGGATCTGGACCGTCTCGGCCTGCACCACACGCAGGTTTTTCCATGAGCCGCCGACATAGGGTGTGGCCAGCGTTGCCCCGACGATGTTCGGGCCGGAGCGAAACCGGACATTGCCGTCGGTATATTCGCAGGTAAAAGGAACGGACTGCTTGACGTCGAACTCGATGACGCGCGCCGGTGCGCCGTTCAGCGTGGTGCCTGCGTTGCGCGTGCCGGGTCGCGGCACCCATGCGCCGGCCTCGACCGGGAAGGCGTTGCGACAGGTTTTCAGCGAGGTCCGGTAGTCTGGCTTGTCGAAGCGGCCTTGCGCTAAGGCGCTTATCTCACCGCCAAGAAACGACCCTACAGCGTAGCTGGCCTCCGCCATGTCAGTATCTCACGGAGATCAGATCATCTTCCGACTGATCAACAAAGCCGTCCTCAAGGATGTTAGCGACTCCGGCCCTGGTGATCCACCTGTCATAGACCTTGGCGATGACGCCAAGCTTTGCGGTCGATTGGGTCACGGTCTCGCAGACCTCCAACGCGACGCGTGCGGCAAGCGCCTCGCAGAACATGGCCTTCATCCGGCCAACATCGGTGAAATTGGCAACGAAGCGCAGCGGGATCGGGCCGACGTCGCAGCTGATCAGATAGTCGCCCTCGACCAGCCAGTCGTTGTATGGATTGCCGGAAGGCCCGCCGAGATTGTTGAGGCCGGTCTTTGGATTTTGCGCGCACAGCCGCAGGAAGTTGCACGGCAGCCGGTAGGCGTTCAGGGTCGTCGATTGCGAGGAAGGGCCAACCCCGATCGGATAGACGATGTTCAGTGTGGTCAGCGCGACGCCGGAAGGGGAGCCGGTGCCGCCGATCAAAAGCCATTTGTCGCTGCCGGCGCCGCCGACGAACACGGTCGTCCATGGGTTGAGCACGCCGGTATTGGTCCAGTGCACGCCGCCGTCGAGCGTCGGATCGTTGCCGACATTTCCACTGCCGATCGACTGATAGATAATGCCATCGGAGCCGCCGACCTTGTTTCCCGCAGCATAGGTCGTCCCGACAGCCCACAATACCGGTGCGAGATCGGGCTCATTGTTGATGTTGAGATCGATCAGGCTCATATATGCGACGCTCGAGAACGTCACGACCTGATTTTTGAAGAACGTCGTCGCGTTGTCCCATGGCGTCGCCGTCGCGGGCACGTCGGAGTTGCCGTTCTGCAGCGAGAGATAGATCAGCCCGGTGCCGAGACCGGCCGTCGTGTAGACTACCTCACCAGCCCAATAGGCGATGGTTGTATCGAACAACGAGGCCGTCAGCGATCCAAAATATGGGTCCCAGGAAGTGGTCAGCAGCGGATCGTTGTTGAGGTTGTTGGGGGCGCCGGAAATCCAGTAATTTCCGGACTGGTCGGCAACGATCGATCCGCGAAAATAGGTCGTGAGCGGCGACCACAATGCGGGTTTGATCCGCATGGTGTTGGTGTCGACGGCCCGCAGCACCTGGCGGCGGGTGGCGAAGGTCCAGGTATGGTCCTCTAGCTCGGCCTCTCGCAGCTGGTCATAACAGGAGGAGATTTCAGACGCGCCGACGCTGCTTGTATCGGAGAAGCCCAGCGTCGGGTCCATGCGCGGCGCACCGCAATGCTGCAGCGCGCGCTGGCCGATATCGACGGACGTGCGGAAAGCGGGCATGGCCCTGACGATGCGGGCGGCTCAGGACCCCAGCAACGCACCCTCAGGCTACTTGAATTGCCCTGCCGCGATTTTCATGGCGGTGGCAACGCCCTTCTGCAGAAGGTCGAGCGTCGTGAACTTGGCGCTGTCCCACGAGACCGTCAGGTCGCTTGAGGCACTTGCTCCCGGCGAACCCCTGTGTCCCTGATCCCGTCCGGGCTCGACGTTTGTGGCGTTCGCCCCAAGCGTGACGTTGATGAACTGGTTCTGCGCCATCGATTACTCGACGTAGGTGACGGAGCCGGACAGGATGCCGCCGGTGGTGATGCCGGTGGTGATCTTGACGTAGAGATCGAAGAAGCCACCGGGATCGGCCGTGAACTGCGTCGCGCCAAGCCCGACAAGGTTGTTCCACATCGGGATGTTCTGCATCGCCGGCGTATAGGTACCCTTGAAGGTGAAGTCCGTGTCGACGCCGGCCAGCACCAGCGACTGCGCCGCGCCGAACAGCTTGTTGTCGACCGGTCCCGTGATCTGCACGACCGGGTTGGTCAGCGCATTGAGCGACTGCTGCGTGCCGTCCGTGGTCGAGTCCGAGAAGGCCACGTCGATGTCGCCGGAGCCCGCCGAGGCAATGACCGAATATATTTTGACGGTCTTGACCTTGGCGGTGGTCGGGAAGCGCGCGAGACGGTAGGTCGACGTGGTGTCGTCGCCGGAGACCGTCGTCACGAAATCGGTAACCTGCCGCAGCGGCCCCGGAGCGCCCTCGCCCACGGTATTGGCAACGATGGGGCTGGCATCGAGGTTGGTGATCGAAAGTGATTTGAGGTTATGGCCGGCCATGTGTTGCTCCTGTTAGCCAGTGACCAAGAAGCCAGCCGCGCTGACCTGTTGTGCGTTTTCGATGAATGCCTTGAAGGCATCGAGCGCGAGGATGACGTCCTTCTTGCTGACCACGCTGTCCTGCACACGCAGTTCGATCTGGTTCGTGCCCGCGGTCGAGGCAGTACCCGTCAGAAAGTCCGAGTACTTCTCGCCGGTAATGCCCTGGTTGAGAGCGACGTAATGATCTGCCACGTCGGCCTCCCTACGGCGTCACGTCGGCCGCGGCCGAGGTATCCGAGCAGAGCGCCTGCAACAGGCGGCCGGGCTCAAGCCGCGTCGCGCCGGTCGACATGCCCGTGTAAAGCTGCCACGGCAGGCTCGACAGTTGCTTCTGCTGCGAGAGGTCGTTCACGACATCCTTCCAGATGCCGAGATAGGCGCCTGATTTCATCAGGACGATGTTCTGCCGGACGCTGGAAGTGGAAGTCAGACGCTCCGAATAGACGATATCGAAGCCCATGAAGCGGGTGACTTTGCCCTCCGTCAGAACGGGGCGGTCGGCGCCGGAGAAGTCGGACGAGACCACCTGCACCTGATTGAGCAGATCGGATTCGCCCTGGCTGTTGGTGATCCAGGTCATCGCTTCCGCGTCGACGTCGACCTCGGCCTTGCGGAAGATGCGCTTGGCTTCGATCATCTTGGCGACGGTGAGGCCGGAGGCCGCCGACGAGCCGAAGGTCGAGGCGATCGACCAGCTTGCGGTGACGAAGGTTTCGGGCGACAGGCTGCCGGCGTCGGTGCCGATCTGGGCGCTCGCGAAAGCGCAGGCGATGATCCGGTCGTCCCATTCGCGGGCGACGGCGGCGGCCGCGACGGCGGAATACTGCGAGATGGGGTCCATCTCCAGCTTTTCCTTGTCGAAGTTGTCGATCATCTGCGTCGCTTCCTTGTCGACGGGGAAAACCCATCGGCGAGTGAAGTTGACGTCCTGACGGTTGAGCGGAGCGAAGCGGCCCGACGGCGCCTGCATCTGGATCGCGCCGATATACTGGATCGGCGATGCCTGCTTGCCGATATGGGCGCCTTCCATCACCCGGCCGCGCAGCTTGGATCGGGTCTGCTGCAGCTTGAGGTTCAGGAGCGCAGAAAACTGCGTGATAAAAAGATTCGGGAGATTTTCTGACATGGCTGTCGCCGCCTCTGGATGTACCGAGTTGATCGATGGCACGCGCCATCAAGCCCATCGGCCTTGTCCATCGCGGGGGCCGTCAGTTCCTTCATGTTCGAGAAAGCCTTGTCCGTCTCCGGGGGCCCTGGTGTCCGATCCGGCTTGTCCTCTCGGGGCCGTTTCGGATTTGACGGCGGAAAACTGCCGCTGGTTGCCTGACCTAGCAACGCACCCACTGGTCAGGCGCGCTTGTCGACCGCCTGGTGCGCCAGATGCTTGCGGGCCTTGTTGAACCTCACCATGGCTTCCGGATCGCGCTGGATTGCCGGCTGCAGGCCGCCCTTGCGCGGGTGGCCGCAGACGTTCATCCCGGAAATCACACAGCGATCGGCGTTGCAGTCATAGGGACAGTCGGCCGCGGTCAGTCCGCCGAATTCATCATTCACTTCCATCTTCGCTGCGGGCATCTTTTCCGCCTTTGGCTTTGCCGACCGTTTCCGGCGCTTGACCTTTTTGACGGGCTTCGGGGCGATGGTCGGCTCGCTAATCGTATCCATGGCTGGCTCCTTATGCGGCCGCAGCAATCAGCTGGGTCAGGTTCTGGAATTCGCGGATGGCGGCGGGATCGCGGTCGTCAAGGCGCTTGCCCCACGCCTTGTCCGCCGTCAGTTCGGCCAGTCGCACCTTGGCGCCCTCGACGGTCGAGACCGCGCTTGATCCGACGCGGCCTTCGACGAAGGTGTCCTCGCTGGTGGCAGCACCGACCTTGCGGAACATCTCCATGACCTTGGCGTAGCCGACGGCCTTCTCGAGACTGGCGATGGTTTCCGGATCGACGCCCAGACGCTTGGCGCCCTGCATCGCCTGCAGCTTGTTCATCTCGCCGTTGGCGCCCCAGCTTGCGGCAAGCGCGGCTTTCTCGGTGGCGAGCTTGGCCGCATCTGCCGCGGTCCGCTCTGCGGCGATATTGTCGAGATGCTTGACCACAGCAGTGGCGAGGTCCGGTGCCTTGTCCTTGGGAAGGCGCAGGCTGGCGGCGGTGGCCCGGATCGTGTCGAGCAAGGCCGCGTCAGGTGCCTGCCCGGCAGCGTTCTTCACCGCCGAGAAGTCGTAATCCTTGGCGTCTGCGGGCGCGCCGAGGCGCTGATAGACCGCGGTCCAGCCGGCCTCGTCGCTCAAATCCTTCGGCAGTTTGAGCAGTTGCGACGCAGGCGCGCCGACGAATTTCTCGGCCTCGCGATATTGCTTGGTCAGTTCGGTCGACAGCTTGACGGGGTCGGCGATGTCATAGCCCTTGTTCTGCCAGAACCCCAGCGTGTCGGCATCGACCTTGCCGCCATGCCACGGCGTAGAAGCAGCTGCGGCCGCGGCAGCAGCAGCCGCGGCAGCAGCACCCCCATCACCCGCTGCGCCCGCACCTCCGGTGGAATCAAGCAGCCGTCGCGAGAAATCCCTAAGCATCATCGTCTCCGTCTGGTTTTTGTGGACCATCGTAAAGCAGAAGCAGCTGTTCCGGCGTCAAAGTCAGATGTTCCTGAATCCGCAGCCACACCTCACGGCGGCCTTCCGCGAGCGCGTGTTTGCGCGGATCAGGGTCGAAGCAGGTCCGGTCGGCACGGCAGAACCATGAGAGATCGGCCATCATCACGGCCGTGGTCTCCGAGCCGCAGGCCTGCTGATAGGACCTCTTTCGCTCAAGCACGAACGCAAGCTTCTTCTCCGTACCGCTCATAGCGCCCCTTGCTGAGGACCGCCGAATGCCTGGCCCTGCGCAATGCCGGGCTGGTTCTTGGCCACGGTAGCCTGGGCCTTGAGCATCGCGGCCTGTGCCGGCAAGGCCTGAATTTGCGCCTGCTGCGCCTGTTCTTTGGCGAGCGCCTTCTCCTGATCGGCAATCTCCTGATCAGTCGACATCCATGTGATGGGCACATTCTGAATCTCTGCGATCGCGGGGATCGCCCGCTTGAAGGCGAAGGGAAACAGCAGTCGGCGGTCGCCGGTGATGTTGACCAGTTCCCTGACGCTTTCGACGGTCCGGATGAAGCCGGCCGCCTCGCCGGCCCGGCGGGCCATCGCGAGCGGCGACGTGTCGACAACCTCGTATTCGCCGCGGGCCTCGCGCAAACGGGGCGGCATCGGATCGAGCAGGCCCTGTTCCATCATCAGGTCAAGTTCGCGCTCGACCAGCGAGCCGACATAATCCGAGTGCTGGCGGCCGAGCGTCGGCGCGACCAGCATGCCCTTTTCGTTGACGAGCTCGATCACCTGGGTTGCCGTCATGTCCGGGTGTTCGGACAAGACCTTGAACAGCGATACCAGGAAGGTGTCGTCGATCAGGCCGCGCTCGATCTCCATCATTTTTTCGTT